ACTTGTTTATTATTAGACAACTATCCATCAAAATTTTACAAGATTCTTCCAGAGATAATAATCCACTAAAAGCTTCATCTTGATTGATTTCACAGTTTTCCAGACACCATTGAAATTCCTTTGCCCATTTTCGAGCAAAGGAATTATCGTACAGATTGATGTCAAAAGACTCTTCTCCTGAAGAGCCCAGTAACACAGTAAGTTTCATTACTGAGTTTTTCTGTTGCGGATCATCGCTAGGATGTCTTCAGCCTTTTGTGCAGCAGGTTTCGTAGCAGGCTGTGCTGTAACTGTGGCCACTGGTTTAGTAGGTTCAAAAGGAGGGTCAGTATCCTCATCAGCTACTTCTACTGGACGACTAGTCGTTGGCTTTGCCGCTGCACTAGTTGTCGCAGTGCCAGAATCGTCACCACCAGTGCTAAGGCCATAGGGTTTGTAATAATTGCCCCAACGTTCAGGATCATAGGCCTCACCATCTACACTTGCTTCAAACATTTCCTTGATAATGCGGAGTTCTTCCTCATTAGGACGTTTGGGTAGGAAATCAGACAGATTAAACAAACCAAATTGTTCAATGGCATTGGCCTCGTCCTGTGTTAGTGCAGACTCCTTACGTGCCCAACCGCTGGTACTGTAATCAGCGTATTCACCCTTTTTAGATTTTTTAATATTGAAATCAAGGCCGCTGGCATAGTCAGTGGGAATACTTTCTAATTCAGGATCCATAAGGCTGTCCTTGATGGTCTTGAAAATTTGCGGACTAATGACAAAACGTCGAATTGGATTTTCTGGAGCCTTTTCTTCGCCCAGTGGATTATCACGAACAAAACCCTGGAAAAGATAACTACGTTTTTTCCAGTACTTATTGGCTGTTTCTTTAAGACTGTCGTCTTTATACCAGTTGCGAACTTCTGCCAGAATAGGACAAGCGTCGCCATACATTTCCACACAGGGTACTTGAACAATAACAGGCTTACTATCAGCCTGGCCTTTGATTCCACTGAAAGGTAATTTAATAGTTAGACGCTCTAACCAGAAAAAGCTGTTCTTGGGGTCAGCGTCGGGAAGAAATCTCACACGAGCTGTGCTATTCTCGGGAATATTCCAGTGTGGGAAAATTGTGTTATCGGAAGTTTGTGATTCTTTGTTGCCGGATTTTTTTGATTCTTGTGCCTGTAGTTTGGCACGAATTTCTGCTAGTGATGTTGCCATTATATATTCTCCTTAAGATGGTCTTAGTTAGTTTCCTTGATACATCAAGCCCCTTGCAAGATGTAACATAACTATTTAGCATAGATAGACAGAATATAGATTTTATTTGGTAAAGTCAAGGCAATTTTTACCAATAAAAAACCGGGCATTGCCCGGTTTAACTTATTTGGCGCCGCTTACGGGACTTCGTTCCCAGGTACTTGCTCCAGTAAGCTCATTGTCCTTTTTGATATCAAATTTAGGATATTTGATTTTTTTATTATTGTTAAGAGCATAATGAGCAATTAGGTCTTTAGCTCTAGCAACTTCTGCTGCACTGTCCAATATGTACTTGCTATCTAGATAGGTAAAGTTAATTTCATTATCTTGGAATAATTTATCAAAGGTACCTTCATTGGCTAGATCCAGATCCTGTTCTGTTAATTTTTTAGGTGTTTTAAAGAGTTCATATAACAGAGGGCCTGGAGCTTGAATACTACTATCTAGCTCACCCACTAACTTCCCTGTTAAACCGTGTTGCTTTTGTGGTGGGTTACCTATCACTCTACCTGTTTTAATTTTAGCGTCTTGGGCTAGTTGTCCCACCCGTATTTGTTCAGGGTCTAAGGACTCTTTAAGATCAAATCCTTCTTTTACCTCTTCAATTACCATACTAACACTGGGTTCTGTGGTAGGTAACTGTTGCTTGAATCCTATATAGGGGTCACCTTCTTCCACAGTGCCAAGGGCATACTCGAACCAACCATTTCCCTCGTTGTTAAGTATTATCATATACCATTCATCGTCCAGTCGTCCTTCCATACTGAACAAATATGTGTCGTCATTTCTGCGACTAGGACCGTTCCATCCCATTGCTTTTAATTGTCTACTTATTTTGTCTAACAATTCTGGCCAGGGTAGCATATTAATTAGGTTAGCTTCCTGTATGGATTCTTTTTTGCTCCCCCAATTTTTTGCGCCTTTTTTACGGCACTTAACTAGAGCACCACTAGCATAGGCACTGGGCCAAACTTTGTATCTGCTTTTAACTTTGTAATAGCAGGCGTCTTTCTTTTCGTTGAGGGCTGTATGCTCTAGCATAAGTCCACCACAAGCAGGGCAGGTATTTTCTTTTACACTTTCTCCACCAGCATCACCGCCCCCTTCACCGCCTTGGTCATTGGTAGCATAATATCCAAATCCTGGATACCAATAGCCGTAGTAGGCAGGTGTTTTGGATTTCTTTTTAGTAGATTCTTCTTGTTTTTTCTTGCCCTGACAATGAGCACGTTGACTAAATCCCTTGGGATTATTGCAGTTAATACTGCGTTTATATTTTTCTGACCACTTTTCTTCTAGTTCTTGTTCGTTAGTTTTAGTAGCAACATTCTTGGCAGCTCCTCTTCTCTCGGGATTTGGATCTTCTCTGCGTTTTTTTGCTGCGGCACTTGCACGACCTTTTTTACCAAGAGCGTGTGCTTTACTCTGGGGCAGACACTTGGGTTTACCTTCACTATCACTTCCTCTAGCACAATCCCCGCGGATTTTGCCGTCAGGACCAAATCTTACCCACTTTTCCTTGAACCATTTTCTTAAATCTTCCTTTAACTCTGGATCTTTTTTAGGATACCCGTGTTTGATATCTAATGTATATCCAGACAGTCCTTGTTTATCTAGAACGCTACTAATAAATTGCTCAGCTTCCTTGGCACTAGAAAACTTATCTCCTAGATTATAACGTCTGACTTCGTCACCAATAGTTACAACAGCAATAGTAATGGGTTTAGTTTCTAACTCTGCACTATCAGCACTTGGTGTTACAAAATTAGTAGCTGCAAGAGCTGCGCCTGCTAGTTTAGACTTCCAACTTTCTCTAAGAGCTTGTTCTAACCTAGTCTTAATATTGGCTACACTTTTAGTCTCTGTAGTTTGTGCCTCAAATGTTTCTTCAACAACATCAACAACTAAATTTTCTTTAATATTATACTTTTGTTTCAATTGTTTACGCAGTGTGTCTAATTCCTGGTCGCTAATTTCGTTATTTAAATTTCTATCATATAATTTTTTAAGTGCTGCATAGTAGTCAGGATTAGGTAATCCACTCTGCTTACGGATCTTCTGGTGATCTTTATAGGCTTCTGATTCTTCTTCTAGGTCTTCATCAAATTGGCCAATTATGCCACTAGCCCATTCTTTAAATTCTGATTCTGCCCAGTTGCGTCTTTGTTTATAGGCTCTAGCAACTATAGGCAGAGCTGAACTCATACGCTCATCAAAAATTCTTCGTTCAAATCTTGCACGTAATTCTTCTAGATTGACATCATCTGCAAGAACTTCCTGAGGTGGTTCCCAATTTTCTATGTATTTGGTGTAGCCACGTTGTCCTCTTAAACTATGTAGGTCTCTATGCAATCCGCCGTAATAATCAATTGCTGTTTCTACCATAGTTTGTGTTTCAGCATCTTCAAATTGACGGCCACGCATATTACGCACAAAAGTTCTAAGACTTTTCATCTCAGATATAATATTAGTGATGTGTTTGCCAAACTCATCGTCCACCCTGCCGCCATTTTTTACGTGTCTAGCATAGGCTCTTGCTTCACTTACCGAAGTTCCTTCTGGTAATCTAAAACGTTCACCAAGGTGGTTCTCGACGTAGATGGCCGCTACATTTCTGCTTCTTGCGCCGAGTATTTCCTCGTCCACCTTCTTACTGTGTCTTACAATTATTTTAGTAGGCCCTAGATGTTCGTAACTACTTCGTGAAGTCCCCGACATTTTGGCTTCATTTACAACTTCTGATGTATTAAAGATGTCCTGATCTTTGCTTACGTGTTTTAAATCTCTTAGTTCAAGTCCAGCTACGGTTATGTCGCGAACATCATAACTGCAACGATTACGTCGTGCGAATTGCCTCATCGATCTTACAAAGTTATACCATTCATCCTTGATATTATCTGGCATTTTATCATCCAGAGTCATATCATAAAATACTAAAAGATTTCTATCCTCTCCTAGATGCATAGTAATTTGACCATACTCTACATTGTCGCTAGCTTTGAAATTAAAGACAAAATATCTAGCTTTCTCCTGATCTTCCGTTTTTTTCAAGGCAGCGTCGTAAAGAGTTACCCCATCAAATCTGCTGCGAATTTTGTTAAAAAGGTTATCAGATACTTTTTCTAGGTTGATCATAATTAAAATTTAAAGAATACCCAGTATTTAGCACTAGCTCATTATAAACGGTAGAGGCATAACTTCAGTTTCCGTGCTATCTTTCAGCTGCTGGTCTAGGGCTGGGTCAAATTCTCTTAAAAAGGTGGCTATCCTAACTGCCAAAAGCATAGACATTACTAGATCGTCAGTCTCGCCAATTTTAGCCTTGAAACTACCTCCGCTAGCCACAAACACTTTAAGCTCGCTTATTAAACTTTTACTAGCTATTTTCAGCTTACCAGTTTCCACTAAATTTTTAAATTTGCTACAGGCAGCTAACTTACTTTTGTGCGTAGTGTTAAACCCCTTGCGGAATCTGCGCCCGGAAACTGCCTTAGCTGGTTCGCTTAAAAATATACCTGATATCTTTTCTTCTCCATATTCAGCCAGAGCCACAAGAGCAGCTTCGCCTAGTGTATTATTCTCTAGGCTGTAATAGACATTATTAGGGCTCCCACTCGCTTCAGCTAAAGTTTCTGTGATACTCGCTAATAATCTAACTTGTTCTTGCACAGTTGTTTTATTATGTTGCCATTCGGCTATTTGGCAGAGGCTGGGAAGTTCTAATACTTGTATAGCACTGGGATCTCCGCCTGTGCCCAAGCTAGGATCAAGAGCTACAATATAAACACAGTCTTTTTCTGGACGTTTATACCAACGTATTTGTCCTTGTTTTTGTAATGGGTCTATACCAGCTAGTTCCGTTAGCTTAATAGGATTAATTAAAGTTTCATCAAAGATAATAAATTCACAATCCATCTCTCTTCTAAATCTTTCTTCGCCTAGTTGCTCCCGCATCTGCCTAGCCCAGGCTTCATCACGTTCAGGATGTTCTTGCCAACTAGATTTAAAAGCCTTGAATCCGTTAACACCAAGCTCTACTTCATTACCATATTCATCAAAAGTTTTGTTTGCCAATCTCCAAATTTGCGCGAATTGATCTTCATCACTGTTGGGTGTGGAGGTAATCATACACTTACCACCCGTTGCCAACGTAGGACTGATAGAAGTCCAAAACTCTTTGGCAATAGTTGGACGGACGAACGCAAACTCGTCGCAATAAAGTAATGATATAGACATACCTCGGCCAGTTGTTTCGGTAGTGGTAGCACTAACTATTCTACTGCCGTTATCAAAATCAATACTGCCTTTATTGTAAGTAACTACACCTGCACGAATATGATCAGGAACGTTTTCATATGCATACCTAATACGTTGCATAATTTCCTGCGCACCGGAATATTTGTGTGCCGCAATTAATATGGTGCTATCTGGAACAAACATAGCATACCACAAGAGATAACCAGCAGCCGTGGTAGATTTACCAGTCTGTCGGGGCATAAGGCTTATGTTAAACCTATAGTTGTGATAAACGTCTACTAATCTTCTTTGATATTCGAAAGGTTTATAGAGTAATCTTCCCTTGGTAGGGTGTTGTATATAAAAATAAGTTTCGAGAAAATACTGCGGCCCATTTATAGGATCAGCACATTTTACCATCTCTCGCATCTGGTCCGCACTCCAGAGCTGTGCCTGGTGTGGGGTTTTAATTAGATTTACAGTATTCTGTGTGGCCATTTTATATAAAATTCTAAATCTTTTTATTTATTAGTTGTCTAGTTTCCAAATTATATGTAAACTGTGGCGTAATTCTTCTTGTGGAACTGGGGGCCAAAGATAATGTGTAATACTAGCCGCATTATCCATAATATACCCTGAGTTTACTTGATATTCTGGCTGCACATCTTGTCCTTCAATTACAAATGTAGTTGCAAGAGGATAGGAATTATTACTCAGATAAATTTGTATAGCAACTTCTATCTCGGGA